TGCTAAGACTATACAGAAACTTAAAGCTACTCCTAAAGGTCGTAGTAAGTTAGCAGCAGCAAACAAAAAGAAAAAAGAAGCAACCAAGAAAGGTAAGCAACATGCAAAGCATGGACTGCACAAAGGAAAGAAACGATGAGAGAAGAGTATAAGAAAGGTGGGAAAGCTAAAGACTCACGTTTAAAACGAGCCGGAGTTAGTGGTTATAACAAACCTAAGAGGACTCCTAGCCATAAAACTAAATCACATATAGTTGTAGCTAAAGAAGGGTCAAAGATTAAAACCATAAGGTTTGGACAAAAAGGAGCTAGTACTGCAGGGAAACCTAAAGCAGGTGAGTCTGCTAAGATGAAAGCAAAGCGTAAAAGCTTTAAGGCTAGACACGGAAAGAACATAGCTAAAGGTAAGATGTCAGCAGCTTATTGGGCTGATAAGGTTAAGTGGTAACATGGAAAGGAAAGGAGCACAGCTAGGCACACCTGAGAAACCAGTCTTGATGTCTAGTAAAAAAAATAAAGGTAGAGTAGGTAAAGGTTCTAGGTTAAGACCATTAACTGTATCTAAAGAAGAGTTTGATAACAACTGGGATAAGATATTTAATAAGTAATGGCTTACTCACAAAAAGTACTCGACAGGTTTGACAGTGTTTTAAAAAATCCAGAAGCTCATGCAGTTGGAAGGTTTGATCCGGCAGACCCTAACGTAGCTACAGGAATGACAGGAGCACCTGCATGTGGTGACGTTATGCGTTTACAACTAAAACTCAATGGGGACTTAATAGAAGATGTTAAGTTTAAAACATACGGATGTGGAAGTGCTATAGCATCCTCTACATTGTTTGTAGATATGCTCAAGGGTAAAACAATACAAGAAGCAAAGCTAATTAAAGATAAAGATATTGCTGAAGCTTTAGAACTTCCTGCAATTAAACTACACTGTTCTGTTCTTGCAGAAGATAGTATATCTAAAGCAATAGAAGACTGGGAAACAAAGACAGCCTATAGACAACACAATCAATTATGAAAGAAGGATATATAAAAAGAAAAACATCTACTATTCCTTTTGGTTACGAGACTAGTGAAATTGAAGGATACTTTCAACCAGTTCCAGATCAAATAGAAGCATTAGAAGTAGCAGAAGACTTAGTGGCTAGTGAGTCTATAAGCCTACGTGATGCATGTGACTGGATAGAATTTAAAACTAAACGTAGTATTACAGCAGCAGGATTAAAGAAACACATAGATAAAAAATATGGAAAACGACAACAGCGACTTGAAAGATTGGGAACAGAACCCACATCTTTACTTGACAGATTCTGAAGGAGGCTTTATACTAAAGAATGATGGTACACCTCGTAAGAAAGGAGGTAGACCTCAAGGTAGTAAGTCTAACTATGGATATTCCAATGAACAAAAAACAAAACAAGCTGCAAGACGTTCAGTCTCAGCTAAGCAAAAAGCAATTAAAAAGATTGAAAAGCAACTTGAATCAAAGAGAAAAGCTCTTAGACAAACGACTAATATCCTCGGTAAACTCGAAGATGAATCGTCAAAGCCGACAGAATCGGGGCAGATAGTAACTGAAGATAAACTCAGTTCTCTTCCTAAAGCAGTACAACTTGAAATAGATAAAGGTAATCATGTTATCTTTCATCCTAATGAAGGACCACAGACAGAGTTCTTAGCTGCTGATGAGAAGGATGTATTGTATGGCGGTGCTGCAGGTGGTGGTAAAAGTTATGCAATGCTTATTGATCCGTTAAGATACTGTCATAAGAAAGCACACAGAGCTTTAATACTTAGAAGGTCTATGCCTGAACTAAGAGAACTCATAGATAAAAGCAGGGAACTCTATCCTCAAGCATTTCCCGGATGTAAGTTTAAAGAAGTAGAAAAGGTATGGAACTTTCCTAGCGGAGCAAAGGTTGAGTTTGGATTCTTAGAAAGAGATGCAGATGTATATCGTTATCAAGGACAAGCATATAGTTGGATAGGCTTTGATGAGATTACTCACTTACCTACAGAATTTGGTTGGAACTATCTAGCCTCTAGACTTAGAACAACAGACCCTGAGATTAAAACTTATTTACGTTGTACTGCAAACCCCGGAGGTATAGGGGCTAATTGGGTAAAGAAAAGATATGTAGACTCAGGAACTCCAAATGAATCTAGAGTGGGTGATGATGGATTAACACGTAAGTTTATTCCGGCTAGGTTAATGGACAATCCATACTTAGCAAATGATGGAGTGTACGAGCAGATGCTTATGTCTCTTCCTCCTGTACAACGAAAGCAATTACTAGAAGGTAACTGGGATGTAAATGAAGGAGCAGCTTTTGTAGAGTTTGATCCTGAAGTTCATATTGTAAGCCCTTTTCAGATTCCTATTACATGGGAACGTATAAAAGGTATTGACTATGGGTACGCTTCAGAGAGTGCATGTGTATGGGGAGCAGTTGATAGGTCAGATGGTACATTAATAATATATAGAGAATTATACAGAAAAGGCTTGACAGGTGAGGATTTAGGACGTATAATAACAGACATGGAAATGCAAGACCCTTTTTCCGTTTCAGGTGTACTAGATACATCTGCATGGTCACGAACAGGTACAACTGGTCCGACTGTAGGGGAAACGCTCGTTAAGCAAGGACACAAACTTAGACGAGCAGATAAAAATAGAATACAAGGAAAGATTCAGATTCACGAATATTTAAAAGTACAACCGAATGGTAGACCAAAGCTACAGATATTTAATACATGTCCTAGCTTAATAAAAGAATTACAAAGCATACCATTAGATACTCGTAACCCTGAAGATGTAGACACCCATGCTGCGGATCATGCTTATGATGCTCTGCGGTATTTGATTATGAGTAGACCAAGGATAAATAATCCAATGGATAATCTACGTCAATATCATAGAGAATCTGTCTACAAACCTGTTGATGAAACATTTGGATACTAAGTATGGACGAAGATAATAAACCTTTACAACCTACAGGCTTACTAGATGCAGATGCTATCTATGTTGCACCTGTCGAAGGAGAGCAAGGTTTAGAACTTTCATTAGAAGAAGATCAAAAACTAAACTTAGTAGGTCTTGTTAAGAGTCGTTTCCAAATGGCAGAAGATTCTAGAAAGCCACACGAAGAAAGGTGGATAGCAGGATATCAAAATTTTAGAGGGTTGTACGGAAAACGTGTTAAGTTTAGAGAATCAGAAAAGTCTAGAGTATTTGTTAAAGTAACAAAGACTAAAGTACTTGCAGCATTTGGACAATTGATTGATGTTATCTTTGGTACAGGTAAGTTTCCGATTGGTGTTAGTGAAACTAAAGTACCAGAAGGCGAAGTATCAGTAGCACACTTAGATACACAAAATCCTTCACCCAGTATTGAAACAACTCCTTCTGAAGCAACTCCTCAAGAAGTTGAAAGTCCTTATGATGTAGGTTATGAAGGTGATGGAAAAGTTTTGAAAGCAGGTGCTACTTTTTCTGATGGTAAATTTCAAGAAAGATTTTTAGAAGAGCTAGCAAAAGAAGAAGGTAGCTATGCAGTTGGAGCAAGTCCTATTCCAACTAATTTAGAAATTAGTCCTGCACAAAAAGCTGCAAGACGAATGGAAAAATTAATTCATGATCAAATAGATGAATCTAATGGTTCGTCTGAACTACGTAGTTCTATGTTTGAAGCAGCTATGTTAGGCACAGGAATTATTAAAGGACCATTTAACTTTAATAAAACATTAAACAAATGGGATGAGGATGAAGAAGGAAATAGAACTTACAATCCTTTACAAGTCAGAGTACCTAGAATTGAATTTGTAAGCTTATGGGATTTTTTCCCAGACCCATCAGCCACAACAATAGAAGAATGTGAATATATAATTCATAGACACAGATTAAACAGAAGTCAATTTAGAGCATTAAGTAAAATGCCTTACTTTGATAAAGATGCTATTAGAGAGTGTTTGCTTATGGGGGGTGATTACGAAAAACGTAGTTACGAAGATCAAATAAGAGATGAAGAAAACGATGAGTATTCTTTACCACAACATGAAGTACTAGAATATTGGGGCTGTATGGATGCAGCTTATCTAAGAGACATAGGTGTAGACTTAGATGAAAACGTAGATG